TGCGTCTTCGTTTCCTTCAGCCGCTCCATCAAATACAATGGCAAAATCTCTGACAACTCTTTCCCTAAAGTGTAAAAAAAAACCAATGCACTTTGCACTTGTTCTGCTGACATCTTTTTCATTTCTTCCGTCCTAAGCCGTATATTTCCATCATAAGCGTCAATAATATAAACGTCATTCTTCTTTTCTTTTATCGGTCTATACAATACAGCCATTAATTCAGGTAAATGCTTTTCAATACCACCTTTAATAAATGTCTCGATATCGGCATATTCTCCGAGAGTAATTGAGTCCAAATCAGGATGAAAGCCGTACTCTACTCCTTCTATTTCAATTATCCTTTTTAGCTTTGTATCTTGCTCTTGTTGTAGCTCTGCTATCCTACTCATTATTGTTGCTACATCTGATAAAGCTAATTCCTTTACTAACTGCTTAGGAATATTAGATAACGCTGCTATTGTTTCTGTTGCTTCTTCTGTTTTAGTTCCTGTTTCAAAATCAATAAGTTGCAACCACTTCTCAAGAGTTACATCTTCCCAACTGTTAATCAATTTGAACTCTTTTACCTTACCCTTCTTTTTGACTTTTACTTTCATCTGTTATATAATAGAAATTTGTTGTTTTTAGTTTACTGCACGTAATACTTCCCTGCATTAGGGTTGTCTAGGTGATAAATAACATTATACCTCACACCGTCTATTGCGTGGTTGTAGTTATCTACATAAAGCTTTGAGCCTTTATCAGCGTATATATAATTGTTTAGCTCTTTAGCTATGTTCGTACTTTCAGGAGTTATGATAAGTTCATAGTCTTGCATACGAGTTATCCCGCTTTCAATAGTTCCTTTTTTTACAGGTTTGATGTTTACTCCTAAATGTCTAAGGTCTGCTATTAGTCTTGGCTCTGCACTATCAGCTATGATAAGTTTATTGTCTACTTTGTCTAATATGATTTGTGCCAACTCATTTGACTTCAAACCATTCTTATAGATATGTTCTTTTAAATATATCTTACGCTTTCTTTTATCAATAGCTACTTCAGTAAGACTATCAGGGTCCACTGAGAAACCAAAGTCCATTCCACAAGAAGTCTGTAAGCCATCAGGATTAAATTCTCCTATACTCCAATTTTCAAAGACTACTCCTTCAGCTTTGTCTAACCAACCCCCTAAGATTTTATGCTGATACTTTTTAAAGTTTCTATGCTTTATGCTCTTAATACGCTCTAGGAAGCTCTGTGAGAGGTTTTCTTTGTTGTCTCGGTAGTTGGTGTGTATATAGCATACATTGTCCTTAAAGCCGTTAAAACCACCTTCTATGCCTTTGTCTTCAAAGAACCTTTTATATATCCAATGTTCTTTAGTAACAGGATTGAGTATAAGTATAACTCTATTGTGTATTCCTTTTTCCCTAATACTTAAATCAATAGTATCAAAAATATTCTCATCTACAAGCTCTTCAGCTTCATCTAATACCCAAGTTGAAATTCCCTGCAAAGACTTAAGACTTGCTGTTTGGTTACCTGCTGAAGTTCTAATTCCTCTAAATAATATATCTGAGTTATTCTTTGTATTGACAACTTCTTTTTTATTAATACTAAACACTTCATCAAAACCTAGCAGCCCTATCTTTTCTAAGAACTCAGGAATAATTGACAAGTGAGCTGACGTCATTGTAAAACGAGTAAAGAGTATTCTTATCCCTTTAGTCATAGTTAGTAAGGTAAGAAAAACTGTTACAGCAAAAGACTTTCCTGAACCTCTACCGCCTGTTATTATAAAGTATCTAGCATCAGAAGAAAATAATGGATTGTATTTCTTATTCAGTTTCAGTTTCAACAAATGTTATTACAGGCATATTGATAACCTTATCACCTGAAGTTATATCTAACTCGGACTTCTCTACATAACCCCTACGCTTTCCTTTTGTCTTTAAGAAAAAGATTGTTGCTGATGTTGAGCCGTCACCTATCTGTTTATGTAATTGGCTTTCTCCAAAATCTAGTGCAATGTTTTCAATATCCTGAACTTGTTTAGCAAATTCCTCGTCTTCGTTTAGCCATTTATAGTATGTTGAACGTGGAACATCTGCTGATTTACAGGCAACTGTTACCACTCCTAAGCTCTTTTCCAAAGCTTTCAAAATGCTTTCCTTTTTTATGTGTCTACTTTCGTCCATATTATATTCCTTTAAATGCTTTTAATGGGTAGAATATTAAGCTGTTTCTATACCCCCCTTCTGCTATTGGTTTTATTGGTGTTACTCCGTGTACGTTCTTCCAAGCAGGGTAAACTAACATTGAGTTGTCAGCCTGTTCAAAGGTTACATTATAGTCAGGTACATTTAAGCATCCACCATTAGCATTATTTCTTTTAGTGAGTATTATGTTTACTGTTCCTACTATGTTTCCTGTATCTCTATGAAAAGCTGCTGCTATGTTAAAGTTAGATATACTACTTGTGTACATATTACCGAACTTCCATTCTTTTTTTACATCTTCAAATAGTTCAATTTGCCTTTCATATATATGAGGTGTAAGTTTCTTTACTATTAGCTCTGCTTCTAAACAAGCACCCCACATAGCCTTAATAAATGTTTGAGCTTTTGGCTCTCTATGTACAGGAGTGATACTTGGGTATGGCATTCTCATGTGAGGTTTAGGAGCCCTACTTCCCAAAATAGTACTGAACTGAGTTACTAAATTCTTACCCTCTCTTTGTCTTTTTAATTTATCTTGCTTATTCCCCTGAGGTCCTCTACTCATTTCTGCTTTTGGTACATTATCACTTCTAAATTCTTTGTTCGCAATAGCAATAAATGCAGTTAATTTTTTACTGTACTTTGTTACATCTTTAATATAAAAACCAATTATCTCCCCATCAAGTTCTAATAAGCAGTCTTCTTTAATGTTTGGCTCATAGTATGGGCAGTCTTTACCTATCTTAATATTGTGTTCTACTTGTTTGAGTTTTATTGTTTTCATTTTGCTCTTGGGTTTAGTTTAATTTCTGTATGACTGCTTTTCTTTTTAGTGTTTAATGAACAGTATTGAGGATATTTATTTATAAGCGTTAAAGCACTTGCAGTAACCCTATCTTCTGTTCTAGTAATTTGCATACCCCCATCCTCATCATAGTAATTAGTTTTTGGAGCTATCATATTTAATCTGACTACTTTTTTATACTTATCAAAATACAATATAGTCCTTTCAAAATCTTCTTTATCCTCTAAGGTAACAGACAAAGTTCTGTCCTGTGTAATTATTTGACCATAGAAACAACCCACTATGTATTTTAGATTTGTGCTTATTTTACCATTCATATAAAAACCATTATTGACAGCACATATTCCAAATAAAGCCGTATTATGTTTTACACATTCATTGAACCCTATCTTGTATAATGACAATAAGTCTGTAAATAATTTAGTTTTATTTCCTGACTTTATGTAAAGACCTTCAATGTCATCATCAAAGAATAAAACCTTTTCACCTGCTTCATAATAAAAGTCCATAAAATTTCTTTGACCTTTTAAAGTTTCTTTTCCTATTACAATTTTTAATCCTTTATTGACTGATTTTTTATAGTCTTTGTATTCTTCTTCATTTGCTACAAAAATTGTTATACATTTCAAATCTATTTTACAATCTTGTAACAAATACTTTAATGTCTTTTTACATAGTGTTTCAACTCTTTTGTATGAGGGTATAGCTATTTTCATTTATCGTTTCTAAAAGCATTTAAAACAATTAACCCTACATTCTTCCCTTCCTTTCTTGCTGTGTTTATCAGTAATACAGCTTCGTCATAATGTTCAGGTTCAAACTCAATTTGTATTGCTCTCTTTACTCCTGCTTCTTTATCTTGTAATGTTGAGCCTAAATCTAAATCTTCTAATACAGAATAGTCTACAGCTTCTTCAGGTTGCCAAACATCCATACCCCATTCACCAAGCTTTGCGTTATCCCATTCGTTTCCTAGAATATCCCAATCCCATTCACCGAACCCTACATTATCCTTTACGATAAATTCTTCTTTCTGTTCTTCTGTCAAGCCCTTAGCTATTTTAACAGGAACTTCTTTTAGCCCTGCTGCAACACAAGCTTTGTATCTCATATTGCCACCTAAGATGACATTGTTCTCGTCAAGTATTATTGGTCTTAGGTCTAGCATTTCAGGAAAGTCCTTAATTGACTTTACAAGTTTTTTAAATTTAGCTTCCTTGATTATTCTAGGATTGTTTTCGTTTGCTTTTAATTCGTTGATTTTTAGTTTCATAGTATATAATAGAATTTTTGTTAATTTATTTAGTAGTCTTCATTTACTCCTCTTGTGCCTATAAGTTTTTCTTTTGCTCCTGCCCATAGTTTATCCCTTTGTTTACTTAAACTAGGTTCTGTTCTTTTAAGAGTAGGCATTCCGTCAGTTGGTTTGCTATCCATATATTTACCACATTCACAGAGTGCTTCCTTAGTTACCCAATTCCCATCTCTTAGAACTATTGTAGCTTTTCCTATTTCCATTGTCTTACCACATTCGCAACTATATAGTGTCATTGTGTATTCTTTCTAATTCAAAGTGTAGGTGGTTTATTGCTTTTCTAATATCTTCAACTCCTCCGTCATTATGTTTGTTCTTACTTCTCAAAAGGTAAGTTACTGCTGTTCCGATATTGTAAGTCAAATCAAAGTTGCTTACTACATCTTTAGCCATATATCCGTTCTTTCCTTTATAATATTCAGGTATTTTATTATCTTTCATTTATTCTATCGTTTTCTAGTCCTCCTGTTAATGTTTCTACTTTATCAATTCTGTAGGTTATCTTGTTGTTTCTTTTGGCTCTTATCTTGCTTTCTATTATACTCATTACCGTAAGTACAAAAATTACAAATAAAAGAAAACAACCTATAAGTTTTAATGTCATCATTTTTTAAGTTTTATAAGTTATTGTTTAGCCCTTAGCATATTCATTATATAGTTTTTTTATTCCGTCAAAGCAAGTTGAAATACAAGAGCCACAATTCGTTCTGACATTGTAGTTAGTATTGTATATTGTATTATAAGTTTCAATCATTCTCTTTTTAGCTGCTTGGTCTTTTGCTCTTCCTGTTTTC